GACCACGAGCTGGGGTGCTCCTCCGCTCTAGCATGGCAAGCGGACATCAACAGAAGGGATCGCCGTCATGGCGGACGAGAAGCAGGCCGGCAGCAACACCGCTGTCGAGAGGACGCGCGACCACGACCGGGTGCAGATGCTCAGCCTGCGCGCGGACGGGACGCCCGACCAGTACGACCCCGAGTTCATCGGGGACAAGGACCTCACGCTGGAGGCCACGAAGGAGCAGTTCCGGCAGCAGGCCGTCTCCGTGCGGGACACCGAGCTCCGGCAGCCCTACCCGGCGACCGCGGAGGAGACGGAGGAGGACCCGACCATCGCGGAGCTGAAGGCTGCCCACGAGGAGGCCGTCGGAGCCGCGGACAGCGCAGCGGAGGCTGCCGTCGAGGGTCTGTTCCGGGACACCAGCGAGGTCGAGACGACCAACAAGCCGGCTGGCGCGAGCCCGACCGACTCGAAGGCAGGCACCCCTGAGGACCCGGCTCTGCAGCCGGACTCCGACGAGAACCGCTGAGAGGGGAGGGGAAGCGCGATGACCCTCATCCGCGTCATCCGAGAGCAGGCCGGCACGCCTGGGTGTGTGCGAGAGGTCACGCCGTCTGAGGCTCGGGAGCTCATCGAGCGAGGAGACGCGGTGAGGGTCATCGTCCGCGAGAACACCGACATCGAGAGGGGTTGAGCATGTCGTTCGATCTGGGCGACGTGGTGCCGCTCGGGCTGCAGGTCAAGGATGCGTCTGGGGCGCTGGTCAATGCGGCTAGCGTCACGCTGACGATCACGCAGCCGGACGGCTCGACGGTCGCTCCTCCTCCGGTTCCAGCCAACCCGTCGACCGGCAACTACACCTTCGACTTCGTGCCGACGCAGGTCGGCAGGCATGCGGTGCGGTGGACCACGCAGACGCCGAGCACGGGCTACTCGGACGCGTTCGATGTTCAGCCGGCAGACATCGGTGCCCTGATCTCGCTGGCGCGAGCGAAGGACGCACTCAACATCACTGGGACCCGCGACGACGAGGAGCTGCGGCGAGCGCTAGCCACGGCCTCCCGCATGATCGAGAACCGTTGCGGGCCGGTGCTGCGCAAGACGGTCGCGGAGAAGATCACGGTCAGTGGCTACTCGACTGAGCTCCTGGCGCTGCGCTATACGCCCGTCCTGAGCATCGTCAGCGTCGCTGGCGCTCCTCCGGCGAGCCCAGTGCTCTACGGGCCCGGAGACCTCGACGTTGAGCCGGAGAGCGGCGTTGTGAGGCTCGCCTGGGGTGGCTGCTGGCCGAAGGGACGCCACACCATCACCTACACTGTTGGGCGCGCCGTCATCCCTGACCCGATGCAGACCGCGACTGAGGTGCTGCTCGATCATCTGTGGAAGACGCAGCGCGGCTGGGCGACTGCTCCGACGATGCGCGGTGAGCCGGCGCCTGGCTCCTCAGAGTCGACCTACCCTGCCGGCTTCCTCTGGCCGAACCGCGCGAGCGAACTACTCGAGCCCTACGTGCAGGTGATCCTCTCGTGACGCCTGGACTGCCGACCCGCGTGCCGGCCATCCTCGGCGCGATGCAGACGCTGATCTCTGACCGGCTGGAGGAACTCGGAGAGACCGACGTCCAGGTGCTCTACGGCGAGGAGCCGGTCTCTCCGCAGCCGGAAGGCATCATGCTGGTGCCTGCCGACGCAGACACTCCTGGCGCGATGGTCACCTATGGCGCTGCGGCAGCGCTCGGCAACGCTAACACCGAACAGACCGAGTTCGCGCTGCTGCTCCGCTCCTTCAACGGCGACGGCGACATGCGGCTGGCGGTGAACCGCTGCGGCGAACTGTTCGGCATCGTCCAGGACATCGTCAACAAGAACCCGGTCCGATCCGACTGCTGGGACCGGCTCGAGATGGGTCCGAATGCCTCCTGGCATCCGTTCTTTACTGACCGCGGCGCCAACTGCTATGTGGCACTCTCTCTCGTCGCGTCGGCGCTGGTCTAATGGCTGCGCACCCGGTCGACTACACGAGCGTTCGTCTCCTGGCGCGGCAGTTCGGGAAGGTGCCCGTCGATCTGCGGCGCGAACTGCGACCTAAGCTCCGGCAGGCCGGCGAGCATGTGCGCAGCGGCATCCGCGAGGAGGCTGCGAGGTTCTCCGACACGATCCCGCGGGCGGTGCGGATGTCCGTCTCGTTCGCAAGCAAGACCGGAGGGATCCGCATCTACGTCGACCAGAAGGCTGCTCCTGGCGCTCGCGCTCTGGAGAACCTCGGCAGGGAGGGCACCTTCCGGCACCCTGTCTTCGGTAACCGCGACGTCTGGGTGGCGCAGCCGGCTCACCCGTTCTTCTTCCGAGTCGTTCAGCGTGAGCGACCTAGAGTCCGCAAACTGGTGGAGGACGCTGTGCGTGCCTCTCTCCCGAAAGGAACCATCACATGACCGACGAGCAGGAGCCGCAGCTGGCAACCATTCCTCAGCCGGAGGAGGAGCCGCTGGTCTATGGCTCCGACGACACCGCGCTGGTGCGCATCTACAACGCCGAGCTCGACGCCTACGGGGAGAGCCCGCGGGCAGGCGTCAAGTACCTGCCTGGCTGGGAGATCGTGGATCCGACGCCGGAGGAGGCTGCTCGGGCCACCGACTACGACCCGAGCGCGCACAGCGCGAGCGAGGTCGTCGCGCACCTGGAGGAGGTGCCGCAGAGCGAGCGCGAGGCGATCATCGCGCTGGAGAAGGACGGTAAGAACCGCTCCACGATCGTCAAGTCCTGACGCCACCCACTGAACCCGAAAGAGGTTAGAACATGGTTGCACCTGCTATCGCGGCAGCCACGCGGTACTTCCAGCCTGGGACCACGAAGGTCCTGGTGCTCCCGTCCATCGCGTCTCTCAGCGCTGGCGCCACTCGAGCCGAGATCAACGCAGGCACGGACGTCTCCGGCGACGTCGCCGGCATCAACGGCTTCCAGGTGACGAGCGGCCAGCTCGACACCCCGGATCTGGGAGGCCGGTTCACGAAGCGCGTCCCTGGCCGACTGACCGCTGACGACTCCTCGATCACCTTCTACGCCGACATCGCCGGCACCGACATCCGGACGGTCCTCAGTCGCGACCAGAACACCTACATCGGCATCCTCGACGGCGGCGACGTCACCGGCAGGAAGGCCGACTACTTCCAGGTGACGGTCGCGGCGGTCGGCAAGGTGCGCGACATGGAAGATGCTCCGCGACTGACGGTGACGTTCACCATCCGCGACTACGGCGAGAACAAGACCGTCCCGGCGTAGGCCGGCTCCTCCCCTCCCCCACCTACTCCCTGAGGAGCCTGAGCAATGGCCGACCTCTCCGACGCGCAGATCCGCGCGACTTCGCTGGAGTGTGCCTGTCGAGCTGTCGAACAAGGCAGCCCGACAGGCCACTTTTTGTCGTCTGCGCGCATGTTTGAAACCTACATCCGCTCTGGGCTGACGCAGACTGGGCCGCGCTTTCAGCAGGGCGTCCTGGCTGGCAGGACCGGAGCTATCGTGCGGGTCGATGGCAATCTTGGACCCGATGAGGCTACCGCGATCGTGGCAGCCGTCACCTCCCTACTGCAGAAGGACCTACCATGAGCAATACCCGCAAGCCGCGGCTGCGCGAGGCGCTGAAGAAGCGGACCACCAAGAAGACGTTCTACGACATCCCGCAGGTCGAGCATGAGGTCGCGCAGAAGGCTGCGGAGGACCTGGTGCTGGCGAAGAACACTGTCAGGGCAGCCCAGTTCCTGCAGGCGCGAGAGGGCAAGCGCGACGACATCGTGGAGGCTCTCGCTGCAGCTCAGCGTGAGGTCGAGGCCGCGCAGCAGAGGGTCGATGACTGCTTCTTCCGCGTCTGGTTCGTCGGCATGCGGGAGGACAACTTCGACGCTCTCGTCAACGCGCACCCTCCGACGGATGAGCAGCGCGAGCAGGCGCGCAAAGCCGGCGAGGAGGAGCCGATCTGGAACGAGGACGTTCTGCCCTTCGAGTTGCTGGAGCACTGCGCGCAGGAGAGCGACCTGACGGCTGAGCAGTGGCGCGAGGAGATCGAGGGCTGGACTCGAGCGGAGAAGGCAGAGATCCTCTCCCGCGTGCTCGACTGTAACGTCCGGTCGTTCCGGGCGTCGCTGTCTTTCGACTGAGGCAGGACGCAGGGTATCGCGCGTCCGTCGCGGCAGCACGCGATCACCACCTGCCTCACTCGGAGTTCCTCGCCTGGGACCCCGACGACCGCGACGCACAGTGGGCTCTCGCTGACTATGAGAGTGAGGAGTGCTCTGAGTGCGGAGTCCATCCGAGCAGGTGGGACCGCAAGTTCGGAGGGCACCCGAACGCAGTTGTTCCCGAGTGGAGGTTCTGCCGCGTCTGCGAGCTCATCGCTCAGGCCGTCAAGGCTGGGCCACCAAGCGACAGCGGAGGCTGGCATCTAACGCTGAAACACCAGACGATCTGAGGAGGCTCTGTGCTGGGTTCTAACAGCACCAACCTCGAAGTGCGCGTCGACGGCAAGGTCGACCGCTACGAGGCTGCCATGCGGCGTGCTGAGCGCGCGACGCTGCGCACAGAGCGCACCTTGAAGTCTCTCGATGACCAGATGCTGAAACTTGAGCGGGAGATGAACGACGAGGCGACTCGGCGCATCGACGCTCGGAACGCAGCCTTTGACCGGATGGGCCGCGGCGCTGTCATTGCGGGAACAGCACTACTGACTGGTGCTGCTCTCTCTGCGCGAGCAGCGGTCAAGTGGGAGAGTGACTGGGCTGGTGTTGAGAAGACCGTCGACGGCTCTCAGAAGCAGATGGAGGGACTGGAGGCTGGGCTGAGGAACCTGGCCCGGACGTTGCCGGCCTCCCACCATGAGATCGCTGCGGTCGCGGAGGCTGCTGGCCAGCTCGGCGTCCAGCGTGACGACATTGTCGACTTCACCAAGGTCATGATTGACATGGGGGAGACGACGAACCTGTCGGCAGATGAGGCGTCGACTGCGCTCGCCCGGTTCATGAATATCATGGGAACCGCTGCCGACGACGTCGACCGGCTGGGCGCAACCATTGTCGACCTGGGCAACAAGGGAGCGAGCACCGAAGCCGAGATCGTGGCGATGGGTCTGCGCATCGCTGGCGCCGGCAACCAGATTGGGCTGAGCGAGGCTCAGGTCCTCGCCTTCGCTAACGCGCTCTCCTCGCTGGGCGTCGAGGCTGAGGCTGGCGGCTCCTCCATCTCCACCATCTTCCTGAAGGCTCAGGCAGACGTCGACTCTGCCTCTGGCCCGATGCTGGCGAAGATGTCGGAGGTCGCCGGCATGTCCCGGAAGACGTTCTCCGACCTGTGGAACCGGGACTCGGCTGCAGCGTTCGTCAAGGTCGTCTCTGGGCTGCAGAACATCGACGCTAGCGGCGGGTCCGTGATCACCACGCTGAACGGCATGGGCATCACTGAGATCCGGCAGCGCGACGCGATGCTGCGGCTCGTCGGGGGTGGCGACCTGCTCCGCAAGAGCCTCCGGGACGGCAACACGGCCTGGCAGCAGAACAGCGCGCTCATCGCAGAGGCCACTAAGCGCTACGACACGACCGAGTCTAAGTTGCAGGTGGCCCGCAACCAGATCAACGACACCGCCATCACCATCGGAGAAACCTTCCTGCCGGTCCTGGGCGACCTCGCTGGGCAGCTCGGGACCGTCAACAACTTCTTCACTGGGCTACCTGGACCAGTCAAGAGCCTCATCGGGCCGGTGGCTGCGCTCGCTGGGGTCATCGCACTGGTTGGTGGAGCGATGCTCATCGCGGTGCCGAAGATCGCTGCGTTCAACGCTGCCCTCTCCTCCGGCAACCTGCCGACGAACATTCAGCGCACCGGCAAGGCAGCGCAGGGGCTCGCCTCCTTCCTGACTGGCCCGTGGGGCGTTGCCCTGGCTATCGGCACCGTCGCAATCGGTGGGCTCGCTGCGGGAGCGCAGGAGGCTCGAGACTCGGTGCGCCGGCTGCAGGAGACGCTCTCAGATGACAGCGGCGAGGCGACTCAGGAGACTCTGGACCAGATCCTCGCAACCCTGCAGGACAAGGGCTGGGACGACTTCGCCCGCGACATTGGGCTGAACATGGAAGACGTCGCGCGGGCCGTCCTCTACGGCGGCGACGCGATGGACCAACTCATCGACAAGGTGCGTGAGCATGAGGGTGAGCTAGGGCCGTGGGCTCGGCTGCAGGAGACAGCGACCGGCGACCATGAGCAGTTCATCCGCACCATCCAGTCGGAGAACAAGGCTCTCGGAGGCGCGAAGGTCAACCTGAAGGAGTCGAAGGACGCGCAGCAGGATCTCGGGCTGGCAGCGAAGGGAGCGACCCCTCAGGTTGCTGGCATGACGGAGGAGCTGGAGGACCAGAAGACTGCAGCCGAGCAACTGCAGGAAGCCATCGAGGGACTCAACTCCGCGATCCTGGGTGGCCGCGCGGGTGCCCGCGATTACCAGCAGACGCTCGATGAGGCCGACAAGACGCTGCGGCGAGGCAAAAGGACGCTGGACATCCACACGAAGGCTGGCCGCGACAATCAGGCTGCGCTCGACTCCATCGCAGACAGCACGATCGCGTGGAGCGACAAGTTGAAGGAGGTCGACGCGTCTGGCCGGCGCTCCTTCAAGGTGATGCAGCAGGGCAGGAAGGATCTGTTCGAGGCCGCACGCACATTCGGCATGACTCGGCAGGAGGCTCGCAAGTACGTCGATGAGGTACTGCGGATTCCGAGCGAGTGGAAGACCAAGTTCGACACCCCGAACCTCCCTAAGAGCAAGGGAGATGTCCGCAACTGGCGCGAACTGCTCGACAAGGTGCCGAAGCATACGGACACGAAGGCCAACTTCGACGGACGCAAGGCTGCCCGCGATGCTGCTCAGGCCGCGGCGGACATTGCGCGCGCGCTCTCCGGCATCCCTGATGAGCCGGTCAACATCAAGCTCACGGCGCAGGCTCGCAAGGTGCAGAGGCAACTGGGCGACATGAACTTCTGGGAGGGTGGCCCGGTCTACGGAGCAGGCACGGGGACGTCGGACTCGATCGCTGCGAGGCTCTCCAACGGCGAGCATGTCGTCACCGCGGAGGAGGTGCGGAAGGCTGGCGGGCATCGCGTGGTCGAGGCGTTCCGGCGAGCAGCGAAGCGAGGGGAGTTGCCGCGCATCGGGGAGTTGCCAGCGTTCGCAGACGGTGGTGCTGTCAACATCAACCCTTCTGCCCGCGAACTCGGCGTGCTGGCCGCTACGGGCGCGCTGGAGCAGATAATCCAGTCGGTGGCTGCAGGCATCTCTGCGCAGCTCTCAGCGAAGGCGAGCAAGGCGTTCACGGAGGCTCCCATCGGAGGCATGCTGGGGTTCGCGGGGAACCTGACGCCAGCTCAGTTGGTGCGAGGGCAGCAGTTCGCGCGAGCGCAGGTAGGGAAGCCTTACATCTGGGGTGGGGTCGGCCCACGCGGGTATGACTGCTCGGGAGCGGTCTCGGCTGTCACGCGGGCAGCGCTGGGCCAGCAGCCCTATGTGCGCATGGGGTCGACAGGCACGATGCCGTGGCCTGGCTGGGGAATGGGCTACGGCAAGCTCTCCGCGGGCTGGTTCACCGGCTCCCCTGGCCACACCGCCGGCAACATCGGAGGACTGCCGTTTGAGAGCGCAGGAGGCGTCGGCTTCCGCGTCGGAGGCTCAGCCACCTCCGTTGGGTCGTTCCCTCGCCACATGCATCTGGGCATCCACGACGAGGGTGGGTGGCTGCGGCCTGGCGACCTCGCGCTGAACAAGAGCGGCAAGCCGGAGCCGGTCTTCTCCTCCGCTCAGTGGGACAAGCTCGGGAAGCTCATCGAGAAGATGGAGGAGACCCACGGCAAGAACAGCCCTCTGGTGGTGGCTGCGAAGGAGTTGCGAAAGGACCTGTCGCAACGTGCCACGGAGGGGCGCCGGCTGCTGACTGAGTTGGCGAATGTCAGGTCCTCGAGTCGCGAACTCGGCAGGACCGCTGCGCAGCCGTTCCTGGGCAACTCGAACCTGTTTGAGGGTGGTGCTGCTGGGGCACGGACGCTGCTGCAGGCTCAGGCCAACGATGCACGCCGGCAGAGGAATGCGCTGCGGGAGGCGAGAGCGAAGGGGCTGTCGCGCGGCCTCTACAACCAGCTGGTGGCAGCCGGCAACTACGGCGTCTCGCAGGAGTTCGCACACATGAGCGGGCGTGAGATCCGGCAGTTCAACCAACTCTACGCGGCGAGGGGAGTGCAGGCGGCTAGGCTCTCTCGCTCGGTGGGGCGCATCGATCAGAGCCATGTGCGGGAACTGCGACAGGAGATCAACCGGCTGGAGCGAGGCATCAACCGCATGGCCGACAAGCTGGAGAGCGCCGTGGAGCGGGGGAGTGAGAGAGGGACTCGGAGGGGTGCCGGCGACGCTGGCCGTAGGACCAACGTAAGGAAGCGATCATGAGCGCATACACCTGCCGGTTCGTCAACGACATCTCGAGCCTGCCTGTCGTCTCGCTCGACCTAAACTCGGGTGCGACCTGGCAGCAGCCTGGCTCCATCCAGGTAGACGGTGACGGCTTCGACCCTGGCTGGCCGGAGCTTAAACGCTCCATCGCGGAGAACATGCTGGGCGACGGCGACCGGGTCGCGTCGGAGTCCTATGGCAACCGGACGCTGCGCGTGCCTCTGTTCCTGTTCGGCTCTCCCTCGCAGGCCGCTAGCTCGCTGAACAAGATCATCCGACAGTTGGACAAGCCGCGGAACATCCTGCAATGGGAGAGCGACGACCCTCTCGACCAACCGGTCTTCTTCCGGACGTTCCGCTCCTCCATCGCTGAGGGCGACATCCGCGACGTCGGCTCAGGCTTGACGCGCGTGACGCTCTCGATCCTGGCTGAGCCGTTCGCGCTCGGGCTGCCGGAAATCTGGAGCGACTCGTGGACAAACGACGGGCTGAACCTGTTCCGTGCGCTGCCGACGATCAAAGGTGACGTCGCTGCTCCTCTGCGGGTCTTCTTCAAGCAGCAGGCGAGCGGAGCAGCAGCCCGCATCTTCAACGGCACCGCTCTCCTCTGGAGCTTCGCAGCCACCTATCTTGCCGGCAACCTGCTCGCTGAGTTCGGACAGCAGACCTCCATCGCCAACGACACCACGCAGGTGACGGCAGACGCGACGGCGACGAACTCTAACCACTGGCGCATCTCGTTTGCGACCTTCGCGACGGACGCCTACCGCATTCAGATTACGACGAACCCGATCCCGCGAGGCTCCTACCGCATCCTGGCGCGCATCCGCGGCAACACGGCAGGCAACGCGTTCACAATGCAGCTCAAGACAGGCACCACTGCCCTCGCAGCTATTGGGCCGCAGGTCGCCTACACGGCCGTCAACCCTATCGGGTGGGATTGGGTCGATCTCGGCATCATCGAGAACCCTGCGTTCGGCTCTGTCCCTGAGCAGGAGCGCGACTATCTGCCGCGGGACCTCGCGCTCAACTTCCTGTTCTCTGCAGCACGCACCTCAGGCACCGGTTCCTTGGACGTCGACTGCTTCGTCGCGCTACCCATCGAAACCATCGACTCGCAGCCGGCTCGCACGGCCTTCATCAAGATGCCCGACGACTCGCTCGGCTCCACCGACGGGCTGGTAGTCGACACCGACTCGGACAGCGCACGCATGATTGCCAGCATGAACGGCAACCTGACGCCGACGAGCAAGGGACCGGAGATCGCCGGAGGGCTGCCACAGGTCTGGCCTGGGCTGAGCAACATGCTCTACATCCTGCCGCTGTTCCAGCAGGTCGCAGCGAAAGACGACAAGACCCGAACGACGCTAGCCGACTTCTTCTACTACCCTCGCTACCTGCTGCTGAGAGGGGTTGGGGTATGAGCAGCGTCCCTCTGCAGGTACGGCTCGGTTCGAAACTCATTACGCGGCAGCTCTCCGACCTGTCGTTCCGCAAAACCATCCCTGGAGGGTATGCATCTGCTGGCTTCCAACTCCACGACTCCATTGCTCGCAGCCGGCCAGATCGCGAGATGCTCACCGACGTCGCCATCTCAGACACGCGGCACGGTCGCGTCTGCTGGCAGGGAGTGTTGGAGGATCCTGGCCGCTCCTCCGCTGCAGACGGCGAGACCTGGGACATGGTCGCGATTGGGCCGAGCGGCCATGCGAACGAGCGGAACGTGCCCGCCGTGTATGTCGACCGGCAACTGGACCACTGGGTACCTATCGACCGCGGCGGTGGAACGTCGGGAGGCAATCAGGCGACCGGAGAGCAAGCCGGCGTCCCTGGTGGCGGCACAACCACAGGGCAGGATGCGCAGCAGGCTCTCGTCTTCACCTTCCCGCAGGGCATGGCGCTAGCAACGAACGCCCGCGCTCCTCTCGGCTACCGAGCTCTAGCCGACTCAGGGCAGAGGCTCGGCGGCATCCAAATCCAGTGGCTCGCAGGACTCATCAGTACCAGCCTGTCAATGCAAATCGTGACCGGCCAGACAAACGGCTCAGGCAGGGCTGCAGCCCGTTCCGTCAACGCATCCACCACAGACCAGCAACTCACCGCCCAACACACGACGGACTTCCCTTTAGGCAACACTATCCCAGAACTGCGGTTCATCTGGACAGCAGCAGGCACGACGGTCCCTGCTGCCACCCACTGGGCGGCAGCTCGCGACGTCTGGGTGCGTGCGATCCTCCTCAACAAGAGCGGCGTCGACCTGACTGGAGCCTACGCAAACGGCTACGTCACCAACGCGCTGGTGGTGGGGGACCTGCTCGGCAGGCTCCTCACCCGCTTCGATGGCCCGAACGCAGTCATCGACTCGAGCTCGACGTTCCAGATTGAGCAGATGCAGTATGTCGACGGCGCTTCTGCTCGGCAGATCTTCGATGACCTCATGGCGCTGGACTCAGACTTCTTCTGGGCTGCTTGGGAGGGCACGCCGGCGCGGTTCGAGTGGAGCAAGTGGCCGACCGCCGTCCGCTATGAGTTCAAGGCTGAGGACGGCTTCTCGAGCCCGCAGAGCAGCAGCGAAATCTACAACCGCGCTCCCGTCCGTTGGAGAGATGCCCGCGGCGAGACGCGCAGCTGGACGGTCTCCAACGCTGTGCCTGCCCTCGACTCCCGCGGCATCATTCGCGAGGCTCCAGTCATCGATCTGGGAGACGAGATCGGGTCGCGCGCCATGGCCATCCAGGTGGGGAATGAGTTCCTCCGCACGCATGCCTACCCGACGAACGCCGGTACCATCCAGGTCAGCCGGCCAGTGCGGAACCTGCTGACTGGGCAGCGCGTCTGGCCGCATGAGATCGACCCCGGCTGCCTTGTTCGCGTCCGTGGAGTCGAAGGTTCTCCCTCAGCGCTGAACCTCTCGACAGAGGACGGCGTCAACGTTTTTCGCATGGTCGCTACCGACTATCGGGCCAGCGAGAATGCGGTCACTTGCGAGCTCTCGTCTCCTGCTCGCACGCAAGAGGAGATCATCGCTCGGATAGCCGAGCAGAGGAGGAGGAAGAGGTGACGGCTCTAGCAACATCCCCCACCGACTTCCTGGCTCTCCTCAACCCGGTGTTCGGGGTCGCCACCGTCATTGCGTCGATCCTCGCTGGCCTGAGTTGGGGCACGGTCCGGAACCTGCGGGAAACGATTACCGACCTGCGAGGCAGGGTTGGGGATCTGGATGCGCACAGGAACTCGCTGGAGCGGGATATCACTCACCGTGAAGCTCGCGTGCAGGAGCTCCTGGCAGAGAACAAACTGCTGCAGCAGATCGCGACGGGAGAGGTGCACTGGGAGGCTCTGGCATCTCTGCTGACCGATCACCACAAGGAAGCGCGCGAGCACTGGAAGGCTGAGTTGGCTGCGCTCGCCAGACTCACGGAGGCAGAGGAGCGGCTCGCTACCTCAGAACAGGAGGTGGCTCGGCTGCTCCGCGGCGAGGAGTTTCCACCTTCGCCTCCTCCACCTCGTCCAGGGCAATCGAAGCGACCACCTGGGCAGAGGCAGCAACGCCGGTCGGATCAGGAAGGACAGTGACCCACCCCGATGAGCACTCCCATCTCGAGGAGACGCCTGCGACGCTGGCTGGGAGCAGCAGTCGGCGTCCTCTCATGTCTACTTCTGTTGTGGTTCGCGGGGGTGACGGTGCTGCTGTTGCAGCAGAGTCAATCCAACGGACGAGCTGCAGACAGAATCGAGGACTGCACCTCACCGGAGGGGCAGTGCTACAAGGACGCGCAGGCTAGAACAGCAGAGGCCGTGCTCGGCATCAAGCGCGACACTCTGGACGTGGTCGTGGCTGCGCTCTCCTGCCAAGAGGACGGGGTGAAGGAACAGAAGGCGCTCGCGCGCTGCACGATCAGTCGCCTGGAGAAGAGGAAACCATGAAGATCACGCAGGGCAGCATCGTTGCCGGCGAGGGTGAGCACATCGTCCTCACTGGCCCAGTGCAGGGCACCGTGACCCTGCCGGACGGCGAGGAGGTCGACGTCTCGCCTGCCGCCGTCGCGGCTCCCACGCAGGAGAAGGCAGCAGAGATCGCACTGGCCGTCTCTCGCTTCTACGCCGAGAACGGGCACCCGACCGACCCCGACTTCTCCTTCGACGAGAAGCAGTCGAAGAAGAACCTGAGGAGTTGAGATGCCTGGCTACTCGGCTGCTGCAGCGAACCAAGCTCTCGACGCTCTCTCAGGAGGCGCCGTCAATCTGCTTGCGTTCGTGAACCTGAACACCGCCGACCCCGGCACGACTGGCGCCTCTGAGGCGACCAGCGCGCGGCAGGCATGCTCGTGGAGCGCTGCCTCCTCGCGCAACAAGACGAACAGTTCAGCTCTCACCTTCACTGGGCAGTCAGGGTCGACGCCGAACACCCACTTCTCGACATGGTCGGCGGCGACGGCGGGCACGTTCGGCATCTCCGGCGCGCTCTCCTCCTCCGTGACAGCAGCCACCATCACGGTCGCAGCTGGCGCGCTGACGCTGTCGGCGTAGGAGCAGCCCGATGCCTGACGTCTTCTCATCCGCTACGGCAGGGCTGCAGTTCCGTGGGTTCCAGCGCGGAGCAGCAGCCGGCGCTGGCACCGACCAGTACGTCATCCCGGTCGAGGACAAGGTGGTGTCATTTCGGGGGAGGGCAGCCACCTTCGTTACCCCTGGACGGGGTGGAGTGACCCAGCGGTTGTTCGCGCTCATGAATGCGGGTGGCTCTCCTGTCATTGTCAGCCTCAACCGGATCGTGGTCGACCTGCTAACCACGGCCGTCAAGGCGCAAAACGTGCTGCCTCCCATCATTCGAGCCAACCGCATTACCGCCACGTCTGGAGGGACTGCGCTGACCAAGATGGCGATGGACAGCAACATGTCCTCGAATGGCAGCGTTTCTGTGGCTGGCGACTCGTCGGCTGACAACGGTGGTGCGGGCACCCTATCTGGGACTGCGCTGTCGGTGACGACGACGGGCCAGCCTCTCGCGCAGATATATGCTCCTCGAGTTCTCACGGCCGTCGGGTATGAGCTGGTAGACACGGCGCCGTTCTTCATAGGCGAGCCGGATGTCATTCTGCGCGCAGGGGAGGGGATGGCGATCTCGCTCGATCAGGCGACGTCGTCGACCGGCAACCCGTCGACGGACCGGTGGACCCTGTTCGCTGACTGGACCGAGTTCACGAGGCCGTAATGCCGTTCCTGCCGCTGTTCGCAGACACCGAGGTAGCGGCAGCCGGTTCTGCAGACCTCGCGCTGTTCGCATCGGGTGGTGCTGAGAGCGCGGCAGCCGGCGCAGCCTCACTGTCGCTGTCGGCTGCAGGCGTGGCCGTCGCTGGGACGGCGGATGCTTCTGGAGCGGCGTCGCTAGCCCTCACGGCGTCTGGCGCTGCGCGAGCTGCGAGCGCCGGAACCGCTGCGCTGGCTCTCTCTGCTGTTGGAGCTGCAGGGGCGCCGGCAGCAGGCACAGCGAGCCTCACCCTGTCGGCTTCAGGCACGCCGCGGGCAGCCGCGGTCGGCTCCGCTGCGTTGGCGCTCACGGCAGCCGGCACGGCAGGAGGGAGGGGCTCGGGGGCTGCTGCCCTGGCGCTGGCTGCCTCTGGCGCGGCTCAGGCCCCCACAACCAGCACAGCAGCGCTCTCGCTCGCAGCGTCGGGCGCTCCTCGAGTCGCCGCAGGTGGCGCCGCAGAACTGGCGCTCGCTGCCAGCGGAGCCGCGCAAGCACCCCTGATGGGTGCGGCAGCGCTGGTCCTGTCTGGAGTCGCGAATGTCGGGGGCAGCCTGGCTGCGACCGGTGCGGCGGTGCTGGCTCTCAGCGCGAGCGGCACCATCTGGGCTGCTGGAGCAGGAGCAGCCACCCTCGTGCTGTCTGGTGCAGGAGTGGCTGCAGGCGACGGTAGCGTCGCGGGACCGGCGCTGGGGAGCAGCAGCGGCTACCTACCGGAGAGAGCGACCGGTAGTCGAGCGGAGAGGGACGCTGCAGCGGCAGCCGGCTCGATAGGGGACGCGACCGCGGCCAGAGGAGCATCCGGACTGGGCGCGCGCTCGGGAGGGGCAGCCCGTTCGGCTAGCTCTGGGGGAGCGTTGCCACGGCAGGGTCCGAGCAGTGGGAATGGCTGAGCCTCCGCAGTCCGGCCAACCCATAACCGGTGCGGAGGCTCAGCAGGCGAGGCACGTGGGTCCTCACCCGGATGCCGCTGCGCGCAGGATGCTGTGCGGCCGTGGCAGCCGAGCAACCTTCGAGGTGGAGTTCAGGACCCCGTTGACGCGCAGTCGGCGTGGCTCAGGAGATGGGCTGGTCCTCCCTGATCTCTGGCTTGCCTCCGTAGTCGCCTGAGGCGATGTCGTCGCGGAGCCGCGCAGCATGCCCTTCGCAGTAGAGGTGGAGCAGCAGCCCGCAACGCTCTTCGCGCTCTCCCGCATAGCGGTCGTAGTGCGCGCACTCCTCCTCGAAGAGCAGGATGCGGTGCGCGATGGGTTCGCGGCAGGTCTCCGTCACGATGCCGTCTCCGAAGCCGTAGGCTGCTCCCATGTCAGGATGGATGGCCTCGTAGGTGCAGTGCGGGCGGCTGGCGAACTCGAGCGCAGTGGGGAGGGTTTCGGCTTGCATGGCGAGCAGGTTGGGTTCCTGCTCCTCGCGGACGGTGAAGGCGGTGCCTCCCTGCTCGCTCTCCATGTGGGCTCGAAGCGTCGGTAGAGTTGTGGGGTTGCTGATGGTCATGGTGGGTTGCCTCCTCAGGCGAGCAGAGCGGCAGCGATGGCCGCGGAGGTGACGGTGTCCTGCTGGTCTCAGGAGCTGGCTGCTCCCTCATGGCTACAGCCTCCCGTATGCAAGAGGCTTGCGCAAGGCTCTTGCAGAAACATGCAAGGGGCCGTGCCCTACTGCTGCAGGCTCATACAAGATTCTCCCGACGTCCAACCACCCAGAGCGCATCCCCCACAGAGAGGAACGGCAGACACTTCGCCTCATAGATCGGGTCGAGCTCCAGATCGCCTAGCGTCGTCTTCGCTGCCCTCTCATGGTAGTCGAGGCCGGCAGGCACAAGCTCGCACTGCAGCCGCCAGAACGCCGGAGCATACCGGTCGAGCCGGCGCGTCGGATCGGCTCCCACAACCACGCCGAGCACGGAGAGGTCGCAGCATGGCCTCTCATACCGGTCGAGGCCAGTCAAGATGCCTGCCAGACTCATCCCCGACCCGACGGGGACGACGATCCTCGAGACGCCGGCAGCGCGCAGCCCGTGGATGTCGAGCTCGCGCACCTGCGCAGAGGTCTGCCTGACTGCCTCCTCGCACTCCATCCCGAAGGGGATCTCGACCCACCCGAGATCGGCTGCAGCTCTCCTCGCGCGAGCGACAATGACGGAGTTGTGGCCTGGCCTATGCGGAACGATGCGTGCACCACGGTCGCGGGCAGCGGCCAGCTCGGGCGTCTCCTGCCCTGCAGGAACATGTACCTCGCAGGGCAGCCCTAGGTGTTCTGCGATGGTGGCGACGATGTTGACCTGTGGGCTCTGCCGGCTGCCAGCGGTCACGAGGCCGCGGACGCCTGGCTGTTGGGCGAGCGCGAGGCAGGTCCGGACCTTGCCTCCGCGGCTGCCCGCGACCTCGAATAGGTCTTCCCGTTTCACCCACGTGCCTGCCTTCTGCTGCCACGGGGTTCTAGTCTGGGGGATCATGCGCAAGACGTTAGCGCAACGGGGATGCGAGAGGAGCGGGAGCAATGGTCAAGATCGCTGACTTCATCGAGGCGCCGAACAGTGGCGGCAACTACACCAAGGTGTTGCTTGTCGTCCACGTCACGGTCTCTCCTGAGGTGGAGGGAGCAGCCCGCGGCGTGGTCGGCTTCTGGAACAGAGGCCGCACCGGGTCAACGCAGTATGTGGTCGACAACCGCGAGATCATCCAAGCCGTGCGAGAGAAGGCATATGCCTGGGCAGCTGGGACGACGGCGAACAAGTGGGGCATCCATGTCGAGCATTGCGGCATGATCCAGACGGTCCGGCAGTGGCGCGACGGCTACTCGACGGCCGAACTGCGGCTCTCTGCTCCGCTGTTCGCTGAGCTCGGACAGAAGTATGGGATCCCTCTGCGCCGACTGAGTCCGGCAGGGGTTCGGGCTGCTGTCGCGAGCGGCAACCCTGCTCAGGGAGGCATCTGCGGCCACGCCGACATCACAGCTGCGTTCCCTGGGGAGACCTCCCACACCGATCCGGGCGTCAACTTCCCTTGGACGCTGTGGATGGGCATGGTCCGCAACGCAGCGCAGCCCTCTGTTCCGGAGCCGGAGGAGCCGCTGAGGGAGCCGGCTAAGCCGGTGGTGGTGCAGCGGACGAATGTCTGGCGCGCGAGGCAGCGGTTGGCTGCGGCCTCGAACGCCTGGGACGATGCCCTCGAGTTGCTCGGGAAGGTCAACTCATCCCGCGTCGCCGTCCAGAAGGACCGCGAAGATCTCGCTGTCCAGAAGGTCGCCTTCGATCGGCTCCGCAGAGGGCTCCCACTCGACTAGGCTCCTGAGAGGAGGAAGATCATGACGGCAATCAAGGACCTGACGATCCTGAGGCTGGCGCTGCTGCTGCTCGGCGTGCTGGCAATCATGTGTGTCGGCGGCATCATCTGGCTGTCGCTGGCGACGCCTGCGCGGGCGATCCCCGACATCTTGGTGGGGACGACCACCCTGATTGTCGGCGGCATACTCGGCATCTTGGTGCCGAGTAAGGACGTCGGCGCGTAGCAGCGCGTAGCAACTACGAGAGCCCTCCACCCCGGTTGCCGGGGGGTGGAGGGCTCTCTGCTTGTGTCAGCGGTTGAACCAGGAGTATGGGAACTTGATGCCAGCTATGGCTGCCTGCCGGTGGATGCTGCGCAGCATGAGGTGGCAGGCGATGTCTCTGCGCATCTCTTGACTCCAACGAGGCGCCGTTGAGAGAGCGAGGCTGGCCTCTATTGCCTCTCGCCTGAGGCGCGCTATCTGCTGCTCCTGCTGTGGCGTCATCGGGTGATCCGGATGTGCCAGAAGGAGAGAGCCTGCTCGACCTCGCTGTTGCTGCTCTCGTCGCTGACCTGGATGTCGATGTTGCCGGCGAGGTAGTGGTCGGTGGCGAGGTCGAGTGCCTCGTCGCGGGTCATGAGCTGGGTGGGCTTGTGCGTCATGGCTACAGCCTCGCGCAGCCTGCTCGCCTGCGCAAGCCGCTTGCATAAACCTGCAAAGGGAGTGCTGAAGCGGCTTGCATAAACCTGCAGCGCAGTCCTAGCCTGAGAACATGGCGATGACGAAGACTCCTCTCTACCTCCTGTTGGAGACCAAGCTCGGGCGAGACCCCGCGCTGGACATGCGGGAGCGGCGAGAGCGCGGCGAGACCTGGCGCAGCATCTCGCATGCGTACCTGCAGTTCGGCATCGACGTGACTGAGGTCACGCTGCGTGCCTGGCTGAAGGATGCGACCGCGCCGACCGCAGCGGCTCAGTAGCGATGAGTCGGGGGAGCCTGCAGGCGCAGCGCATCGGCGCGCACGTCGCGCTCTACGGGCTGTTCCGCATGGGCGCCATGAACGACCCCCATGGGATGACCCTGCTGCTCCGCTGGTCCGTGGCTGAGCGCCGGAGGGCTGCCTTCTTACGTCAGACCGGCGCATGGGAGCGGTGGCTGCGCACCGGGCAGCCACCGACATGAGCACGCAGTATGAGCGAGGCGCCGAGTTCGAGAGGCGAGTCGCCAAACGGCTCACCGTCGACGGCTACGCCTGCTTCCGCAGCGCCGGCTCCCACGGCAAGGCAGACATCGTCGCTATCAAACCGGGCCAGATCCTCCTCATCCAGTGCAAGCGCGACGGCGAGATCTCCCGCGCGGAGTGGAATGGTCTGCTGGAGCTCGCCCACCTCATACAGCCCTCTCTCTCAAACGGGTTGGGCAGGCGCGTCGTCTGGCCGCTGCTCGCCTTCATGCCTGGCAGGCAGGGCATCTCGTACCGGATGCTGTTGAGGCCGGCTGAGCCGCACCAGCGGCGCTCCTTCTCTGTCTGGGCTCCGGACGGGGTGCAGCAGTGATCATCGACCTGTTTGCTGGTCCCGGCGGCTGGGATGAGGGTCTGCGCATGCTCGGGCGTCGCGACGTCGTCGGAGTCGAATGGGATGAGGCTGCGTGCGCGACAGCGCGAGCAGCAGGGCACGCGCGCATCCTGGGGGACGTGGCTCGAGTCCGCATCCCGCGGGAGAAGAAGGTTGAGGGACTCATCGGGAGTCCTCCCTGCACTCCCTGGAGCAACGCGGGCAACCAGCTAGGCGACGTCGATCGTGCTCTCTGCCATGAACTCGTGGACCGTATGGCGGCAGGGAAGGATGCCCTCTCCTGGACGGACTGGGCCGATCCGGTGAGTCCTCTCGTGGCGCAGCCGGTTCGGTGGGCGCGTGAGTTGCAGCCTGAGTGGGTGGCTCTGGAGCAGGTCCCTCAGGTGATGGATCTCTGGGAGCATCTGCGGATCATCTTCCGGCGGTGGGGTTATTTCACGTGGGCTGGGGTGCTGAACGCTGCCGACTATGGGGTGCCTCAGACGCGCCGGCGTGCGATCTTTTTGGCGAAGGCTCGGGGGACTGGGTTCTGTTCGGAGCCGGAGCCAACCCATCAGGCGAAGGGGAATGGAGTTCGTCGGCGCAAGTGGGTCAGCATGGCTGAGGCTCTCGGTTGGGCAGAGGACTCATCGGTCGGGTTTCCTCGAACTCCTGAGCGGGAGGATGAGGAGACGGACGAGAATGGGATGCGCGCTCGCGATTGGCGACCAGCAAATCGTCCCTCTCAGACAGTGACGGCGCGAGCGAGGTCGTGGCAGTTGAAGCAGGGTCGGCAGGAGAGAGCGACGGTGAGGTCGCTCGACGGGCCGGCTGGGACGGTGGCGTTCGGCAACGCTGCCGCTGACCATCGGTGGGTTCAACGCGGCTCTGGCAACGCTGGGGCGAGCAGAGACCGCGAACTGGGCGACCCTAGTTCGACGATCACGAGCGGGGGAACGGCGACGTGGACTTTGCGTGAGGTTCCTGGACCGGAGGAGGGCATCGCGCGAGTCAATGACCAGACGGGCGCGAACTATGACGAAGAATGGCCGTGGGGGAGGCCGTCGACCACGATTGCGACGCGGCCTCTTGTGCCGCATCCGGGATCGAATGCGAACCGCTTCAACGGCGCAGAGAAGAGCCGGAATGACGGCGTGCGGGTCTCGGTTGAAGAGGCTGCCACTCTGCAGTCGTTTCCCATCGACTACCCCTGGCAGGGCAGCAGGACAGCGCAGTTCCGGCAGGTGGGGGACGCGGTGCCTCCTCTGCTCGCAGCTCACGTGCTCGCTGCTCTAGGGGTGGGGGAAGTGCCAGACCGCTACAGGAAGCTCGGGTGGCGAGCGGAGAGGAGAACAGCATGAATGAAACGCAGGAGATGGAGCACTGGCGGGCGTCTCGAGAACTCGCGCAGCGCTACGACATCCTCAACAACAGCCCCGACCTGGACTGCGTCAGGTACCCGTCGATCTTCGAGTTGACGGAGACGCTGAGGAGAGCGAAGAAACTTGCGATGGAGCTCTGCGCCGACTGCGCGGTGAGGGATCTATGTCTGGAGCGGGCGTTGGTGCAGGAGGCTGGGCTGCGTCCGAAGGATCGCTTCGGCGTGGCTGGGGGGCTGGACGCGACGGGTCGCTACAAGTTGGCGCGTGAGCGCGGCTGCACCATATGTGGAGGCGATCTGCCTCCGAATGGGAGTGGGCTCTTCTGTGGGGCTCATGCTGCGAGAGGAGCGCGGGAACTTGCCGTCAGGTTCGGAGCAGCGTAGGCAGCGCTTGACGAGCGACTGCGGGCATCATTGCGGCGTCAAGGACGGCATCGTTGGCCATTGTGGCTGCAGAGAGTGCCATGGTAGCCGGCTGAGCAACGAGGTGGAGAGGGATTACGGGCATGACGGACCCTGACGTGCTCGGCGAGGGAGCGCTGTTCGACATCGAGCTCCCTCCTCCGGTCTCGCTGGCAGACCGGTTCGGGGTGCCTCCGTTCTCGGTGCTGGACAGACGGTCGGGCCACTGGCAGGAGAGGCGCGCACGCTGGCTGTCGCTGGGCATCGAGAGCGAGCTGGGGCGTGCGAACGACCTGCTGAGCGGCAAGAACTGTGCCTATGGGTCGCGGACGATCTTGCGCGATGAGGAGGGGACGCTGGTCTATGCCGGCAAGCGCGTCGAGCAGGAGCCGAGCGGCCAGCTGGGCACCCCGCAGATCAGGCAGAACCACTACGCGTATGGGGCGAAGGCGATCACGAACGCCGACGGCAAACTGGAGTATGAGGTCTCGCAGGGAGCGACGAGCGTCTTTGACCCGGTGCTCGCTGAGCTCGCCTACCGCTGGTATACGGCGCCTGGACAACGGATCCTCGACCCCTTTGCGGGAGGCTCCGTCCGCGGCGTCGTGGCGGCTACGCTGCAGCGCCACTATCTGGGCGTCGATCTGAGGCCGGAGCAGATCGAGGCGAACCGGCTGCAGGGCAGGCAGATCCTCGACGGGTCGCGGTTCATGCCGAAGTGGGTGGCCGGCGACTCCTCTGAGGTGCTGGCTCGCGCTCCCTCCAACTCCGTCGACTTTGTCTGGTCTTGCCCTCCATATGCGGACCTGGAGGTCTACTCAAACGACCCGCGGGATCTCTCGACGATGGAGTACCAGGATTTCCTTGCAGCGCACGACGACATCGTCTTCAAGGCTGCGCGAGCGCTGAAGCCTGACCGGTTCGCGGCCTGGGTCATCTCCGACGTCCGCGACCGCAACGGCATCTATCGGGGGCTGGAGCATGACGCTGTCCGATCGTTCCAGAAGGCCGGGCTGCACTTCTACAACGATGCAATCATTCTGGACCCGGTGGGGTCGGCTGCGGTGCGAGCTGCTCGTATCTTCCTTGGAGGTCGCAAGCTGACCCGCATGCATCAGCACTTGCTCATCTTTGTCAAGGGAGATCCGAAGCGTGCGACGCAGGCTATCTCCAGCGGCGAGCAGATCGTACCAACAGGAGAGGACCAGTCGTGACCGAGCACACTGAGACGCTGCGCCGGGCCGCGAGCCTGATGCGCGCAAGGGCCGAGGCTGCCAGCGAGTCGCCGTGGCGCGCCTGGGATGCACAGGAGTGGTACGGCAACGTCGCGCTCGCCGTGGCGGACCTGCTGGACATGCATGCGCAGGGCATCGAGGACTGCAACATCCACGAGCGATTCGCAGACAAGGGCGCTGCGTGGCCCGAGGCGCAGCCGAACGCGAAGTTCATGGCCGTCGCCCGCGCCTACCTGGAGACGCTCGAGACTGAGTACGCCACCAAATGCAGAGACCCCAGCTGTTCGGCGCACGGACGCACGGTGCGACGACTCAGCCGACTGCACCGGGAGGTCGCACGGCTGCGGGCAGAGAACCAATCGCTCAGCGTCATCGAGCAGGTGCTGGCACTGCACCGACCTGTCCAGTGGACCGGCTGGCAACTGTGGGCGTCGAGGCTGGCTCGCGACCCTCGCGCCTACTTCGACCGCTGGTGCCGGGGAGTGCAACAAGCCCTGGCCCTGTCCCACCGCCAAAGCTCTGGAGGGGAGATGACTGAGCACACCGCCGAGAAGGACGCGCCAGAGGTTGGCTCCCTGTGGCAGCGGAACCCGCCTGGTCGGGAGGTAGTCGAGGTGCGCCGCGCCTGGAACTACTCCCCCATGGGTGGCCCTGCCGTGCCGACCGTGCGCGCCCACCCCAAGCGCGGCGGCAGGCC